CAGACAAACACCATTATAGAATACCAAGATGGAATCAGAAGTATGACCAGCAGCAATTGTGTAATTTGAATTGCCACCAGTAAATGTTGATGTGGTATATGAGAGTGAAAGTTTTGAGGCAGTAATACTTCCATCTTGTACAGTATCAATTACATTGTTTGATTCTGCAAGCTGAATGGCAGTAATCTTTGCAGCATTGGTAGGAATTGAACCTGCATTGAAGATTAGACTTTCACCAGATACCGTGTAATTATTTGATGAACCATAAATCTGATAAACACCATCAACAAACACAATCATATTTGCGCCATTTGCAACTGAAGGTGTTCTTGTCAGTGTATATGTTCCAGTGGAACCGTCACCTGTGAATGAATCAATATGTGGTGAAGAGAGAGCCTGAGTTGGAACAAGCAGTTGTCGTCCAAGATAGATAATCCAGATTCTACCATTCAGATCAGGAGGTTCTGAGAAATTGATGGTACTGCTTCCATTTGAAAAAGAAACAGCATAAGAATATTCTGGTTCTTGAATAATACCATCAACAGAAACCAACAATTGAGTTGGAGTTGTGACAGTATAATCTAGATTGAATACTGTTGTGGAACCATCACCAGCAAATACTTGCCTTTGAAATATTCCGTATGCCGGAGATGCGCCAATGTAACTACTTTCCATTTACAGTTGTTCCATAATAGATTGTGTTCTTTTTATATTTATTGATCTTTTTGTAGTTGTTTTGATGTATATTCAAAATTTTCAGCAACTACCCATGTCAAACCATTCTTAGAATATATTCCTGTGTATTCTGTTTTTGGAAATGTGAATATTGTATCTACGATTTCTGGGTTCAATGCAAGAACAGTTCCCTTGTGTTCTTCTGATGCATTGGTGAAATATTTTAGCCTTCCTTTTGGATAAGAAGACAAATCTAAAGGTTCAACTCTAGCAGAAACGGTGGTTGTGGAGGATGAGATTCCACCAGAGAGAACCTTGAGATTTGGTTTATCACTCACTCGGTATCAAATCCCAAGTTTGATTTTCTTCATTCCAGTTGTATCTTTCTCCATCAGTTGGATATGGTACTGGAGAATCCCAGAGGCATGTTTCTTCATTTAGAGTCCAAGACGGATAAGGTTGTGGTGGAATGAAGGCATCTCTTGATTCATCATAAGTGTAGCCGATACCAGCATAATTTTTACGCATTCTTGCTGAATCGCCTTGAATTACTGATTGGTCTTCAGCAGGAGAGTTGGTTGATGAATCATAATAAACTCCACCTCTCATGTTATAGCTAGTTTTAATCCATTGATTTGAATCAGGTAAACTATCAATAAAATCTTGTTCTGCTACAATTACATTTACTACTATATTGTTTTCTACTTTTGCAAAATGTGCCATATTTACCTTTAAATTGGATAACGAATGATTACGATTCCTGAGCCTCCAGCAGCACCACCACCAGTACCACCGCCACCACCACCGCCAGTGTTCATAGTTCCATCAGTCTGTCCTGTGCTACCTCCACCTTGTCCACCTCCACCTTGTCCACCAGCAGCATTTCCTGATGTCGCAGCGCCACCTCCGCCGCCTGCTCTATAAGTTGGTGTTCCAGTAATATTAGATTCTACTCCAACTCCTCCTGTGCCTCCGCCATTTGCATCACCAATATCACCAACACCACCAGCACCTCCACCACCGCCGCCTGGTAAATTTGCCATTCGTTGGCCACGACCGCCAGCAAATCCTTGCCCAGAAGTTCCAGCTCCGCCAGTCGTACCGTCAATACCACTACCACCTCCCGATCCACCACTGTTTCCTAAATCAGAACCTGTAGGTGTATCAGAACCACCACCGCCACCACCGATAGATGTAATTGAACCAAAAACAGAATTATCTCCGTTAGTTCCAGTTGCAACAGATGTTGTTGATGCTCCTGGGCCACCACCACCAACAATAACATTATACGAGCCAGCAGTCAGTGTTACCTTAGATTCTGATCCCGTTCCTCCACCAGAAGATTCTCCTGTCACTGAAGAACGATAACCACCAGCACCACCACCACCAGCCCAATCACATCCACCGCCACCACCACCAGCAACAACAAGATATTCAACTTCTCCGGAACCTTCTGTGACTTCAAAAGTTCCACTGGATGTAAATGTATGAATTCTATATCCACCAGATTCTGTTATAGTGCCGCCAGTTGCAGTAATAAATCCTGGCCATATTCTATCTTTTATTGCACCATAAACTTCATTCAAACTCCACATTCCGGATGCTGCATTCAGAGTTGGAACATTTTCAACTCCAATTATTCCACCGTTTTGTCTCTTGCTTACCATTCTTTTATCCTTACTGTGTTACTAAATCCCAAGTTTGATTTTCTTCATTCCAGATATATGGTTCTCCATCAGTTGGATATGGTACTGGAGAATCCCAGAGACATGTTTCTTCATTCAATGTCCAACTTGGGTATGGTTGAGGTGGAATGAAGGCATCTCTTGATTCATCATAAGTGTATCCGATACCAGCATAATTTTTTCTGAATGCTTTGGATTGGTCTTGACTTGGTTCATTTGTTTCTGAGTCATAATAAACTCCACCTCTGGTGTTATAGGATGTACGCTTGCAAACTGCGCTTCTGAACTGCCCGTACCAAACTTCGGGTGTTTGTTCTTCAATTAATTCAGTTTCATCTATTCCAGTAATTACTTCTGTAACCACTGAGTCTGCATCTAAAAATGCGTAATGTGCCATTTATTTAACTCCAAATATAAAAAAACATATAATGTGTCATCTGCTTAACTCCAACTCACAGTGCCAGTACCTGCTGTAATGGTGGTGACCTTATCGTTTCCTACGGTTGTAGTTGATAGGGTTAATCCGGTTTGGCTGATTGTGTAACTTGCTGGGTATCTAAGAATGACTACTCCCGATCCTCCTGAGCCTCTTCCACCACCACCTCCACCACCAGTGTTGGCATCTCCTGATGTGTCGGCTGAATTAGTACCATTTTGGTTCAGTCCATTTCCGCCACCTCCTTGTCCGCCTTGACCTATTGGATTGTTAAATGCAGTTCTTTCCTCAGAACCTCCGCCCCCAGCGTAATAATTCCCAGAACCGACAGGCCACTCTATTCCAATCCCGCCATTAAATGATGTGGCTGCAGCACCAGCACCACCTCCACCACCTTGCTGACCATATCCAGGAGTAGAAGCGCCATCATTTCCTTGACCTGGAGTTCCAGCCCCACCAGTTCCTCCAGCTTGTGTGCCGCCACCTCCAGACCCACCATCAGCTCCAGTATTAATAGCGTTAGGATGCGCTCCACCACCTCCTCCACCAATTGCAGTCAAAGAATTAAATACTGAATTTGACCCATTGTATCCTCGATTAGTAGGTTCACTAGGAGCACCAGCACCAATAGTTACAGTGTAGCTACCTGTAGTTAAAAAAGCACTTCCAACGATTGCACCACCAGCACCACCACCTGCACCTGCGTTATATGGAGATCCACCACCCCCACCACCTCCAGCAACAACTAGGTGTTCCACTAAAAACTGAATAATGGGCCATCTTCCTGCTTTCTGTTCCAAAAGTACAGAATCCAACCCCCAGATTCCGGATGCATCAGATTGACTCACATTCTTTTTAATTCCTAAAAATCCACCTCTTCTTCGTGACATTCAACTAATCTCCTAATGGATTATTATATTATTGGTCGGTCATGTCTTCCCAAGAAGCAACTGCTTCTAGGTCACCATCTGCACTTGCTTGTACCCAAAGACTCCAGGTGGCTTCTAAATATATACTTTTACTAATAATATCTAAAGTTGAATCAGCAGGAACAGTAATTGTTGAAGCAATATTCCAATCATTTGACCCATCATTCACATAAACATTAACAGTAGCATCATTTGTTCCATCAACATTTGACACATAAAGAGCATTTACCTTTGCAACATGATTTGCTGCAATTGCAGGAACAATTGCGGCTGATGGTGTAGCAAGAACTGCTTGACCAGCAATTTTTCCGTTAATTGTTGTTACATTTACAATATTTGCCATTTTTCTATTTTCCTTTTATAAAATTATCCGCCAAAGACGATTGAGAATGCAACTGCTTTTCCTGTTGCATATGATTGAGTTGCATATGATGATAATGCACTTTCGTTTGCTACTGGAACCCAATTCCCAGCATGAGCAAAATATGCTTTTCCTTCTCCATGAACATGAGCAAACATTCCATGATAATCAGTGGCAGAAGGCAAATCACCAAGAGTTGAATACACATTACCAAATAAAATTTTATTTGTTGTTCCACCAACTCTTAAATCTACATCACCATCAACTGTCATTTTTCCTGTGCCATTTGGAACAATTGCTACATCACCATCAGCGGTTGTTGTGGTAATTGAATATGTTGTAACATCAAGATTACCACCAAGCACAGGACTTGTATCTTCTTGTACACTAACAATACCCGTATCGGTATCATTCACAAATGAAAGATTTCCACTTCCATCTGTTCTTATAACTTGATTTGGTGTACCATCAGCAGTAGGAAGTGTAAATGTAACATTGGATGAAACTGCACCTGATTGAAGAGTTGTAGAAAATGTATTTGCAGCATTGTTCAAAGCCAATGCACCTGCAACTGTACTTCCATCACCTTTCATAGTAACAGTATCACCTGCTGCCAATTCTCCTAGACTGGTAACAACATTACCATTTTTGATTGCTTTTACTAATTCTACATTTGCCATTTTAGTTTACCTTATATTCTATTTCTGTTACTCCATCAGCAAGCAAGAAAGGAACTACACCTGCTTTCAAACATATGGGTGAAAAATTGCCATTGGACAAATAGAATGGCAATGCTGATAGATAAATTGTTTGAACTGTTGAATTTGCTAAAGTGAATGCGCCTTCAAATCCACCGCCAATACTACCCCATTCAGAACCATCATATCCTTCAAAGGAACTTTCATCTGTATTGAACCGAAACATTCCTGCTTCTGCAACTGGAATAGTAGACCTTTGTGCAGTTGTTCCGTTTGGTATTTTGACGTATTGACCTTCAAATTCTAGATTATATGCTTGGTCAGTAACGTACGGATAACCTATGTATGACATTTTAGTTTACACCTTCTAGAATTGATGCTATCACATCAACAGTTGCTGCTGTTGCATACACTCTAACTTGATCGCCACCATTTAAAACTATTTTTTGTCCAGAAACTACTTTCATTGTAGATCCAGCTGGAATTGGAGCATTTTTCACAATATGATATGATGTTGTTAAATCATTGTCATACATAAGAACAGAAGCAGAAACTGCGCTTGTTCCAGTGTTTGCAACATCCAATTCAATTAAAATAGAATTAACATCGACAGATCCATCATTTGATGTATAAATTGTAGTTGGTGATGCGCTATTGGTACTTACGCCACTTACACCAGCATTTTTAAAATTATTTGCCATTCTACTATCTTTCCTTTATAGTTCTATTTATATAAGACTCTAACTTAAAGCTACAGAAATTGCAATAGAAAAACTTTCTGTAGCAACAGGTTCTTGTGTCTGAATAAAAATATTTCCAGAAGCAACAACATCACCACCAACATATAAATTTTCTGCAATTCCTGCACCACCAGAAACAACCAAAGCGCCTGAAGTTGTATTTGTTGCTCCTGTTGTTCCTTGTAAAAATGAATTCCTTGTTACATATAAATCTTGTCCAGCTGTTATATCTAAAGTTGAAGAAATGTTTCCTGCAGAAAACGCATCACCAGTTAAAGAATCAATTGTAAATTTGTTTGTAGCAATTGCGAAATTACCATCAATTCCAGTATCACCTGTAACATCTAATGTGCCAGCAATTGCTGTATTACCTGTTGAAACATTAACAGTAAAAGTTTCTGCTGCAGCAGCACCAATTAATAAATCAGTGCCATCAAAACGAAAGTTTGCATCATCTTCTAATTCACTATTAGTTCCAGCAATAACAATTCTATTATCAGACAAATCGCTTACAATGGCAGTGCTTAAAACTACTTCTCCAACACCATCTGGTGTCAAATTAATATTGCCATCAGTATCAGTTGATATGATTGTATTACCATTAATGTTAATATTGCCTACATCTAAAATTCCAGATATTGTAACATCATCATCTATTTCAATCGTTCCACCAACACTATTAAGTTTTAAATTTCCAGATGTTGTGTCAATTGTGTTGTCATCAGTAATTGCAATTTGAATATTATCAGTAGTAAGACCTGTAAAATAACCATTTCCAAAAACAACATCTCCAGAAGTTCCAGAAAATACTTCACCAGTATTAGAAGCATTTGGAATAAACGTGAATTTTCCAGAACTATCATCAAATCCAAAAAATCCTATTTTTGCAGTAGTAGTAAGTCCATCATACCATTGAAATTCAATACCACGATCTTTATTATCAGCTGAAGTAGGTGCGGTTTCTCCGCCTAATGTAAATACAGGATCTTCTACTGTTGTTACTGTGCTTCTAACTGTGGTAGTTACCCCATTAACAGTTAAATCACCATCAACAGTTAAATCTCCTCCGACTGATGTATTACCAGAAGCAACTGTAACTCTAAATGTCTCATTTCCTGCTGGACCTATGTCAAAATTGGTAGCGTCAAATCTAAAGTTTTCATCATCTTCTAGTTCGCCAGAAGCTCCAGAAATAACAATTCTATTATCTGTTAAATCTTCTACATTAGCACTAGCTAGAGTTGCTTGTGTTGTTACGAAAAGATTTCTCCATCCTTTTAATGAAGAACCTATATCAAATGTATTTGTAGAATCAGGAATTATGGAACTGATTAGTTCAGCCCCAAGATTTATCGTATCGGTATCTTGATCACCAATGGTAATATTACCTTCTAGAGTTAAATTACCTGTAACATGAACATCTGATTGGAAAGTAATATCGCCTGTAAATTGATGAGTACCATCAATTATTTTATTAACATCATCAATTAATTCTAAAACTGTATCTTCTGTTGTTACATGAACATTAGATCCAGAAGGGATACTTCCAGTAATTCCGCTATTAAAATCTCCTAAATCATCAGATAAATTATTAAATTCTACACGCCATTGCTCAAAAGTAAAATTTGGTGTTGCGTTACGATTAGCCATTATTTTTATCCAATAATTTTAAAAGCATAGATTTAATTTCGCACATTTCATTTTTTATATTATTTATTTCTACTATAGCATTTTTCATATCATCATTATCCCTTTTTCTTTGTTTTGCTCTAGATATATAATCATGATATCCAGTAGAATCTGTATTTAATATTGCTCTTGAATTTGAATCTCTTATTAAAGAAGAAGATCCTTCTACTTTTAAATAATTACTCATAATGCTAATGCAATTGCCCTTAAATCAGTTATTCTAGGAGGATATGCAGGATTATTACCCTTCATTACAATCTTTATTTGAAATGATGTAAATTCTTGTAAACCATCTGCAGAAAATCTATATTCTGAAAAATCTTTTTTATAATTTTCATTATAAGGAGATTGTGATCTATCTTCACTAAATGGTGGAGAATTTAAAGCATCAAATTTTACAAAAGGAATTTCAATCAATAATCTGCTATCTTCTGGACCTTTCGTTTTGTGATAAACTTCTACTGATGAAGAAGAAAATATTGATGCAGACAATCTCAAATCAATAGCTGTTGATGGGTTGCTTAACAAAATCTCCTTTGTAATATATTTAGCTGCTGCGCTTCCGCCTTGTCCTGCAGTTTCATCAACAAATGTATCCAATGGATCGCTTAGATTTGCAGAAGGAATATTAATTCTATTACTGATAGCAAACAAATTTGTTCTTTTTGTATCAATAACAGGTGAGAGATTTTTGTTAAATGATACCAAAGAAATTCTATACAATAAAGATTTATTACCACTCAAATAAATTTCTTCATTTACATCAGATAACACTGTACGATTAGTTGTGAAATAAAAATTATCATTTGGAACAATGGAGCTATATGATGATTCTAATACATAAGGATTTTCAATACCATCAATAGATCTAGCAGATGTTGTTCTTATTAAATGATTTACCTTGGTGCTATCATATACCATTTCTCCAATTTGTGGCTGCAAAATTTGGAAATTAATATCTTCTGTAGCAGTAACTTGTGATGTTCCTATTGCACCTGTTGCAGTTGCAGCTGCAGCTGGATTATTTACCAAATTAAGCTTAATGGTATAAGAATCAAGTGTTACGTTATCAACATCATAATATCCATTAGGAACTCCATTAACTTCATAATCAGAATTAATAGCAGCACCATCAATACCATTATAATCAACACCTACTTCAAATCCAGTAATATAAACTTTACTAGGCTTGGCAGAATTCATTCCATGATTTTTATGTATCACCTTTAAGATACTAGGATTCTCTCCAAAATAAGTTCCATTCCCAGCAGTATCATTTGTAAATACTGAAATATTATTCAATTTATAAACTGGATTAGAAACATTTTGGAAATCAACATTACCGAAAGTAGATTGAGTAAAGCTGGCATTATACAAAGTAAACGTCAAATCTTCATATTGATCTTCTGTCCAAAGAGTAGAATTTTGTGATCTAAAAAATGAACCTAAAAGTGGTTGCTGAGTAATTCTATCTGTTGTTCCAATTTTATTTTGCCCTAATCTTGATACCCAAACTTCATATTCTTGACTATCTGGACGAAGAACTATAGCATATTCTTTATTTGGTTGTAGATAAACAGGACTTGGGAATGATACAGTTGTAACAGCTGTAGCATCTTCAGAAACATTAATATCTGAAGGATTAACCACTACTCTACTAAATGGGAGAATAGTTGTAGTAGGTCTTCCAGTAAGAGTAGATGTCATATAAATTTCAATAGGAATTGTTGAATCTTTTTTCCTGAAATATAAATCCACCTTTGTTACAAAACAACCACCAGATTTATCAACAAAAAATGTTTGAGCTAAAGGATCTCTATAAACAAATCGTTCTAAAGTTGTAATTCGATTATTAGTTTGATTTATCTGAGATTGTATATTATTATTTTGTTGAGCCAATGAATTAATTTGATTCTGGAAAGCTGTACCTTGAGCTGCTACTTGTGCTCCAACATTAGCAACCATACCTTCTAAATTATTTACATCTGCTTGTACACTGGTAACAGTAGAACTTACATCAGAAAGTGCTGCACCTTGAATAGCAACAGTATTTTGCACATTTCCGACCAAAGTAGACAATGCTCCAATATCTCCTTGAGCATCGGATAATTGTGATGCTAAATTTTCTGCATTTACAGTATTGGCTTGGATTGCTGCAGCATTTTCATTAATTGCTGCAGCATTTGCAGCAGCTGCAGCATTTAAATTATTAATATTTGCAGCATTTAAATTAATTGAATCTCTATTTCTGTTAGTAGCATCTTGTATATTTGATATGCTATTCAAAATAGCATTAGCTGATGCATTAACACTAACATTATCAATAGTTGTTCTAGATTGAGTTTCTGTAGACGATCTTGTCGTAATTATAGGGACTCTAGTAGATTGCACTGTTTGTTCATTTGTTGTCAACAACCCTCTTGCTGTATATGTAGCTTCAGCAAATGTTGTAATTTCATCATTTGTAACAGCACTTGCCAGAGAGTTATTTTGTGAGCTTGTTAATCTAAAAACTCTATCACCAGTTCTAAATCTAACTGTATCAGTATTAGGTATAGCAAATGTTCCCGTAATTTCGCCAGAATTATTTGTTATTAAATCACCACCTAAAGTTCCTCCTGTAGGTGTGCAGTATGCTGAAACATCTATATTATCAAAAAAAGCATAAACTCTTGTATTTGGTTTTAATCTTGCACCTCTAAAATTAATCGTTCTTTCACGAATAAACGTAATAAAAGAAGTATCAATAACTTTATCACCAAATGAACTACTTTGTACTGTGCTTCCTGTAAGTTCTCTAGTGCTACCAGTTCTTGTAGATGTTTCTGTTGATCTAGAAATAACAGTATTTACATCAAGTTGCCCAGAAAATGGATTTGTTGTCGAAGAACCGCTCCAAGAAGTTTGCCAATCATTCCAAACTGTTCCTAATGTATTGTTTACAGAAAAGTCTGAAAATGTATCAAATAAATTATTGTTGTTAACAATCAAATCTGGTCTTCTATTAACATCTCTCCATTCATCAATATCTGGGTCCAAAAATATTGTTCCAACATATTGAAACACCATATATGGATTACAGTTTACACTTTTAGAAGCAAATAAATTTTCTGCTAATTTCTCATGTGTGTATGGAAGTGTTATTAAATCGCCAGTTTTAGCATAACCTAATCTATTTCTTCCTTCATCAGTGGTTTGTGTTTCTTCTAATTCAATAAGTTGCTGAGAAAAAGATGGTCTCAATTCAGATTCTACCATATCAATTGAGCATAAATTGTCTATAGATGTTACGTCAGAAATATTATGCCCTTTAAAAGAATCCACCAAAATACCATTTTTAAATCTATCTAATCCAGAAGAATCAGGAATTTGAGTATTAATAGCACTTTGTTCTAGTAAAGAAAGCTGTGTATAATATTCTAAATTTTTAATTCTTTGCTCTAATTTTCCAATATCACGCATTGTAAATCTGCGATTATCTACTGGAGTTATTTTAATATCAGATGTTTTAAATGTATATGGAGGCAAATATAAATGATACAATGGCATCATATCAGAAACAATTTCTGGCTTCTGTGGATCTAGTGAGGCTTCGCCTCTTGCAATTTTAAATTGACCATGAATATTCATTCCTATTGTATCAACTCTAGCAATATAATATTCTAAATCACAAATAAAATCACTTCCAGGTTTTGGAACTTCTACAGCAGATGCAGTGTTATTTGTAAAATCTTTAGCATTAGATGCATCACCATCATAACCAATAACATTAGAATTATCAGAAACTCTTGGCCTAAAATCAATACAATCTCTTAAATATAATTTACCCTTTGTAACACTATTAAATACAGGAATTTCAGAATAATCAATATCACCAGTATAACTATCAACAGAAAAATGGCTTCCTGATCCATGCGTAAAATAATCAAAATTAACTCTTAAACTACCAGTAATTGCTGTAGCACTTGGTTTTTTTATAATTCTTCCCAAATCATAAAAACTTTCTCTTTGTCCATCATCTAATATAAACCTATCTGTAACATCAATATCGGTATTTGTAGCATTAGACCCAAATCCATTTGCCATATAAATTGAATTTATTCTAAATACATCAGCCTTTCCTAAACTAATAACATTAGAAGTAGCATTTTCTAAAGCTGTAATATTTAAATCTACATTAACTAATGCTTTAGTTTTTTCTGTTGCAGTATTTTTAGTAATAGTAGCAACAAATTTTACCTGCAACCCTCCATAATCAGAACCCAAATTTACAGTAACGCTAGTGTTAGAAGGATTATAACTTAATAATCCAGATAAATCTACTATATCACCAGAATAATCATTAGCTGTTGATATAATAGAAAGCATAAAATCAGTAGCAGAAAAAGAATCAAACTGTTCATCAGCTAGTGCAGTAAAGGTAGCAGAACCTCCTGCAGTTAAAGTTTGTGAATATGTTCTTCTTATTTTATGAGAAGTATCTACTAAATTATCATTATCATCAGTCTTTAATGTTTTTACTACATTTTGGGGAAGTTTAAATATAGGACATGCATATTCTGTTCCAGATAAAACAGCTTCATTATTTGAATTTAACACAACATCAGCAGTAAATGGAACATTTCCGCTCATGTATATTTGTTTTATATCTTTTATGGAATAATTATTAACAGCTGTTGTTTGGAATCTATTTCCTTCATCATCTTCTACTGTTTCATCAACTTGGAATGATCCAGAAACATTAGAAAGAATAAAAGTTCCTGGATTTGTGGCTGAAGTAGTTGTATTACTTTCAATAATTCCAGTTGCACCAGATGATATTCCAATAAGTTTTTTACCAGGATTTAATGTATAAGCTGGAGAATTTGCTAAAAAAGTAGGCGCACCAACTATTACATGCGTAAAGAATTTAATATCAAACATACCTAATTTATAAATGTCAGTATGTTGTTTAACTTCTATAGTATCTGTATTAGATGGAGTAGCAGTAACAAAAGTTAAAGTTGTTCCGCTAACAGTATAATCAGTAGTTTCAGATTGCAATGTTCCATTTATTTTTACAGTCAAATCGAAACCATCAGTTACAGAAGAACCTAAAGTATAAGTTGATCCTCCATCTCCATTTCCAGTAAATAAAGAAGTTCCGCCTATAGTTCCAGATTGATATTCATAAAATCTAGATTTTGCTCTTCCTATTTCATTATAAGAAGTTCCAGAACCAGTATTCGCAACACTTCTTGTTTCAGTAGCTTCTTTATATAATATTAATTCTCTGTACGCTTCTACATTTGTTGCATTTCCTAAATCAGGAGTGCCATAAGAATTAGTGACAGTTAAACTATTATCAATATTCAATCTTGTATATGAATTGTTTTGTACAAGAATTTCTCTGGCTTTTGATAATGTTATAAATTTTGGATTTGTCAATTCACATCGATAACCTTTGACATAAGCTGTTCCGCCAGACATTTGTATTGATAGCAATGCTTCTGATTGTTCTTGTGTAAAAACAGTTTCATATTTTTGATTACTATCAGCAAAATAAACACCTCTATTTGTACCTGAATTTAAATGCTCTCTTATATCAATATCAAAGTTTTTAACAACATAATTTCCCGACTCATCATAAGTTCTATCAGCAAGAGTATCCTCTAAAATATTATATTCAGATTTATTGAGTACAGTTTCTTCAACCCCATTAACCATTTCAATCAATTGTACAAAATCTGTAAGATTACTATCATCTAATTCTTTTTTAACTAATGTAACAGAAATAGAATATCTGTCTGCTCCTGGAGCATTTAAATTTGATGTTCCAGTTGCATTATCATTTAATGATGCATCATTAAATGAATTTAAAAAAGACTGTTGTACTAAAAATCCAACTTTATAAGAAGGGAAACTAAAATACTTTTCTAAAATCAAAGTTTGTTTATTATTTCTTACAAAATATCCATTTATAAAATAAACACCTTCTTCAATTTCTACGCTAGAACCTCTACCACAAACCAAAAGAAAATCATTAAGATGCTGCGCTTCAACTTGACATGCTATCGTAGTATTATTAGAAGAAACACCAATCAAAACTTCATCTTGTTCAAATCTGTTCACTCTTTCGTTTGAATCATCTTCAACATCGGATTGTTTTTTATATTGAACAAATATAGTAGCTGGATCAACACCTTCTGCTTCTACTGCATTTACAATAGTGGCTTCTATTCCAGTAACCATTCCTCTTACAACAGAACCAATTAAATCTGTAACTGTACTTGTTGTAAAACTTCTTAACCTCACATATTCATATTCTCTATTAATTGTAATAGATCCAGGAATAACCATAGAACCATCTTTAAAAATATGCTCGCCCAAATGTGTTACTTGTTGTTGCAAGATACTTTGTATTTGAGTAAGTTCTCTAGCTTGAACTGAATAAGATGGTTTAAATAAAATTTTATAGAAATTTTTATTTACATCAAAATCATCATTATATGGTTCTATGTTAAAATTAGTCAGTGCCATTATTGATTTTCCGTTAGTTTATAATATTTATTTAAAATTCAATAGTGATTTTAATATCTTCAGATTGATCTGCTGCTCTGGAAATTGGTCTACGATTTTCCAAATATATTATGTCCCCAGAATCTGGTTCCAATTCAGGATATGCATATCCATTAGAGAATACAATAGTATTCCCTCCACTTAATGAAATAGAAACCTCTAAAGTAGTGTCAATGGTTCCTGTTGCCCCTGAATCTCCTGATACTATATTGTCTCCAGAAAATGCAACATAATTATAATTACTTGTTATACCATAATCATAATGTCTTTCTTGAACAAAATATAATATTTTATTTGTTCTGTCCCATTCAACAACTCTTCCTACTGCACCTGTTGTGGCTTGAGTAATTTTTTCATCCACAGCAAAATCTTGTGTACTAATAGCATCAAAATGAATTGCATATGTTTGTCTTCTAGTGGATTCAGTTGATATCGTGCTATCATTGTAATTTAAAGGATTAACAACAATTCCTAATTGTCTAAAATCATTTTCTACCGTAATATCATCTCCTTCAAATTGATTTAATTTAATATTCATTAAAACATAATGAGCTCCCAATTCAGAAACTACATCATATCCATGTCCACCATTTGGAGAAATAATTGGTTTAACTATAGCTTCTAATGAAGGTGTTCCTGCTGAAATAGATACTTGATTAGAAAGGTTAGTATCATCATAAACATCATTTAAATTAATATATCCGTATGTATATCCAGAATTAATTACTGTAATAGATTCGTCAATAACTCCGGAATTTAAAGAAGAACTAGGACCAAATGGTTGAATAACACCATTTGCTGATACAACAATTCTAGCAACAGCACCAACTCCATCACCCTGTATTCTTGTATAATAAATTCCTTCTGTATAACCACTTCCACCATTTACAACATCAATAACATTTATTTTTCCAGAATCAGAAGGATTATTTCTATCGACAGGAACAGGAATAAAATTAGTTGTTAAAAATTTATCTATTTCAGATGCTGTCATTGTATACAAATATTTTATTAAATAATTTCCAGAAAAAAATGGTTCAACATCTTCATCTGACGGTTCTGTTGTTTCTGTATGGGGATTTCCATTATCATTATATAAAACTTTATAAACTCTATAGGCAGAAGTCATAAAATAAAAATCTGATTCCCACAAATTATCATAACCATTTGTAGACAAATTTCCGGTAGGATCTAATGATGATGGACCTCTCAAATCATTTCTATACATATCATAAGTAGCACCAGTTGTCCAATTTTTTCTATGCACCACATGAGTTATATCAGTAGATGAAATTCTTTTGGCAGCAATCATAGAATCCCAAGCATAATTCTCAGATGTAACATCATCTTGTGCCAATGGAGGTAAATTATCATTAACTGAATTGGTTATTCCGTAATTGTCACCATCGATATATGATGTTGTTTTCCCGATGAAAAAATAATAAAACGAATTTAATGAATTACCCTCATCTGATCCTGTCTCATTAAAACTCTCATAAAATTGTTTAGCATTATGGAGTCTAAATTTTTCTGTAATAATGGCGGACATAAGTATTACCTTTACTTGTCATTTTTAAAATTATTTATTTGATTTCTAAACAATCTCTTTTTAACTTATTAAAGAAATTTCTGCTGGTGGAGGCACATTAACACTGGTAGAATATGCACTATCTGGTATTATATCATAGTCACTTTGTATATAACCTGATCCATCTTCTAAGGTTACAAATTCTTCATCATCCATTATTATATAGAAATAATCAGAAACATCAACTATTCTATAATTAGAAAATTGATTTATGGTATAGTAATCACCATCAACAACAGAACTTCCAGAAACTGTTCTAAACATTGTTCTTGCATTTTTAGACAATCTTTCCGTATCATTTATTTGCGGAATAGAAAATGCATATATCGGCAAATTAGCCAAAGAATTTGGCTTTCTTTTTGTATATAATTTAGGAGTATTATATGGATTAATTTGTACATGACTATGTAATGTTAATTCTCTTTTAGGCTTCTCAAAAAGAATTTTGCCAAAATCTTCATATACGATATTTTCTCCACTTTCTGACAAAATAAAATCATATCTTAATTGAGTTGGAGTATTTCTTCCTAGATTAGGATCCGTGTTTAAAATTCCTTGATAAACAGTTCCCAACCTTCTTCCAAAAACTTTACCCAAAATAATAGGAGAAAATGTAGATTTTAATAATATTTTATCAGAAATACTATTAGAAACAAATTCTTCTAAAACAACAGCACCAAAAACATTCCATCCTGATGGATGAATAGTCAACTTTAATAAATTTCTCCAATTATTAATAGATTCACTTGTTTTTATTTGATATGAAAAATCTTGATAAAAATAACTATCTTGTATTTTAACATAATCAGAAGATATTTTACTTCTTTCAGAAATAAATTTTCCTGAAGTCTGAGCTACACTTCCCAACGCAGATGTAATAGAAGCAGAATTATCTACATAAATGTATAATTGAGCACCAGAATTAGTAGTAATAATATCACCAACATTAAATGTATCATCACTATTCAATGTCAAAAGATTTAATGAAGAATTATAACTAACAATAGTTCCTGTATGCGACGTCAATGTATCATTAGATAAAACATTTCCTGCAATAATTTTTATTAAAAACTTTTTATATAAAGTTACAGATGGAACAGATGAAAAATCTAGTCCATGATTAATAACTTTTACATTTTGTATTTCTCCAATTCTTGGTTCATTTATTGATGCTGCAATAATTTTAGCACCTGTCCCATTAGTTGGATTGTCAACTGTACCTACTGTAATTATGGGAAGACTTGTATAGCCATTTCCTTTATTTGAAAGCAGTACTTTAGTTATTTCTCCTGCTTCATCAGGAACACCCAAATTTGTAAATGTAAATGGTTCTATTATTACTTCATCACTACCTGCAAGCAATAATTTATTTGGAGAATATTCTGTGGAATCTTCTAAAATAATTGATCCACCAACAATTAAAACTCTACCTTCTGCTCCAGAACCATTAGTATATGTTTCATCAAAACTTAATTCATCTCCAATCTCATAATCTTTTCCACCTTCTACAATTATCGCTTGATCTACCTTACCAAATCCTATATTAAAAATTGATGCTGTAGCTTCATCTAAACCAATATTTTCAATTTGAAAATAATCATCAAGTGTATAACTTGATCCTTTATTTTCAATATTAACATTTTTAACAATATTTTTAATTTCTCCTGTTAATAATGCATCATTAACAGGATCAATACAAAATACTTGTGAGCTTTGTTCAAAATCACCTACAATTTTATATTTCTCTAATTTTATTTCAGTAACAATATTATTACTTCTTATTAAATTAACAACGCTAGAAATATAAGCACTAGATATTTCGTTTCCAAAACTATCAACAGAATATATTTTTTGTCCAATACAATTAGAAAATCTGGAAGAATCACTAGTGATAATTCTCATTATTGTATCATATTCCCATTGACCATCAGAGCATTTTAATATTTTTTGATTGGGGAAATCTGTTTCTGCAGTAGTATTAAAAAAAGCATTAAAGAATACTTTATTAGCTTCTGTTGTGCCCTTTAAAGAATTTATTTCTTTAATTTTTTTAATTACTAATTTTTCATCTATTCCTAATTCTGCAAAATTAGGATAATTTTTGAAATAGTCCTTTTTAATTTCATCAAATAAAATATCTAATGTAAAATCTACATCATAATAATTCTCGTAATTAAAAATAGAGGATAAAGGATTTGGTTTGTAATCAACTATAGTAGAAGAAGAATTTGATATGGAACCTACAACAGTCTCACCTATAATAAAACTATTATCAGTTGTAATGTATAAAACTTTATTTCTATTAAAATCATTAACTAAAATTTTAGCAACCGCACCAGATTGAGATCCAACAATATTTTCATTAACAACAAAATCTTTACTAGATGTTTCTAATAAAATAAAATTATTATCTTCATTAATTATATGTTCTGGTGCTAAATATTTTTCTTCCAGTATAAAGTCATTATTTCCAGATAATGTAATTATAGAAGATTCTAAAAAAAGATAATATTTTTTTAGAAATTCTAAGAAAACTGGATGATGCTCCTGAATAAAACTAGGAGTTTGATTAGATATAACAGAAGATATTCTATTTGCTAATTTATTTCTGCTAATTGACATTAATTATCCGATTTAAACTTCTATAAAAGAATCTTGTTTTGTTATATTAAAAGATGAAAACAAACCTAAAGGATTTTCTGAAACAGTATTTACTAGCAAATCTGAAATTCCTGTTACTTCTATATTCAACATATCTACTGTTAAAATTTGTTGTCTGACGGAATATATGTCTGTATCATTTGGAACAGCAATCAATCTAATACTTCCATCTGTATTAGAAGTAGATGTAACAATTAATGAATTAATAATTATTTTACCACTGCTATAATCAACAGTTCCTAAATTGTTGTTTATATATATTTTTTGATCATTTAAAATGTAATATAATCTAAGATTTCCTGCACCATCATCATCAATATAAAAATTTTGAGTATATCCTTCTATAGTAAATTTTGTTGATGTTATTATAGATTCATGTCCTGTATGAGGATTAAATATAGGATTATAAAAATTAATTACATATTGTTTCTCAGCTGAAATAATAGGTGTGAAACTTTTTGACATATTAAATTTAACACTACTAGAAGTAATAAAAGAATCTGAACTATTAATAATATTTGTTAAATTTGTATATCGTAAAAATGAATCAAATTTTTCTAAATCAGTAACTGCATAGTTTTTAATACTATTCTTTATCAATGTTGATATATCATCTGGTGTTTTGGTAGAACCAACTTCATCATATTTAAAACGAACCTTCATGAACAATGATACAATTTCTGGATCCACTATTATCTGTGATGTGGAAGCAATCGTATATGGTTTTAATAAATTGATCAATTGATTTTTTTGCGTTTCTGTCAAACTATTTGCACTGTAAGGTTTAATTGCTATATAAACTCTTCCATAATTTGGAATTTCATTATCTTCTCCACCCCAAACTTTTATAGAACTTGTATTTGTATAAATTTTAGGAATTATTGTTTTATAATCATTTACAGTTACTGCTCTATTTTGTGTTGACAAATATAATGGAGCATATCTTTTAATCGAATCTATAGATTCTGCGACATCACCTCCCAATGCCTCACTTACAGTTGTAATGGTAATATCATTGGTGCCACTAATGTTTCCTTGGATACTAAAAATAGAAGCCTTATTAGCAGCATCTTCATTAGTAACAATATAATCCATATTTACAATGTTACCATTTTGAATTGATGAACCAAATGTTCCATCTCCAAAAAATATTTCATATGTTTGATCTTCAACTTCATTTAAAAAATATATTTTGCTATTACTATCAATATTAGAAATTGATTTAGAAAGTATATAAGAATTTGTAGTAGTATCAGAAGAAGAATTTTGAACGGTAACTTTCAATGTTTCCGTATCAACTTTATTACTTAATATCAAAAATCTTTGTTCTGCATTTGATGTATCAACAGTATACTGAGTAGTTACAAGTGTGCCTTCATATATTGGAATATTTAAAAATTCTAAAACTCCCAATGTTCTTACTGCTGTATAATCTGATATTGTAACAAATGTATATTCAACTTCATCAACTGTTGTTGTAAATAATGTTCCTTTTTCTAATACTGCTTGAGAAATATTTAAATCATTAACAACAATGTTAATATAAGCAACTGGAGATCTAGATGATCTGGGAGTATAACCTAATGTTTTTGCATGTGATATTACTGATGATCGTAAACTGGCTCGATTTAAAAAAGATTCGTTTACTGCCATATTTAAATTATATGCCAGATAATGAGTATTGTATGCCAACAAATCCATCAAAACATTCATTCCAGAACCTTCCAAATCATAATCCGAAAATTCAGACTGTCCCTTTAAAAAAGTTTTAAAATTATTTTTAATATTGTCAAAGTCTAATTCTGTGACTTGAAGTTTTTTTGTAGTTGCCATTCTGTCAACTTCTTTCTAAAATAGTTTCTAAAGTTATTAATTCTGATTTATAATTGGCAATATAAAATTCTATAGTTATTTTTAATTCATTGTTATCAGAATTATCTTCCACATCTACTGATACTAAATCAACTCTTGGTTCATATACCTTTATCGTTGCTTCTATTCTGTTTTTAATAATATCTGAAACGAATGGCGAAAAAGGCTCAAACAAAAATTCACGAATTCCAGAATAAATTTCCGGATGAAAAGGTTTATCAAATTGATTAAGAAAAACTAAATTTCTTACACTTCTTTTGATAGCTTCAACATCATATAAAATTTGAATATCTTTTTTAACAGGATGCGCAAGAAAGTTTAAATTTAAATCTTTATAAATTTTTAAACTTCTTTCAGATAAATTAGTAGATTGAGCATCTATGTAGGGATTTGAAACTGCCATTTAAAATTCTCCTACAATTATTTATATCATTACAACCATGTATCTAACATTGTATGTTTATTCAATTCTTCAACTTTATCTTCATAATAAAATTCTTCACCAGTTTCTCTGTCTATTTCGCCAATAATAATTCCATTAATACAACTGGCCATGAATTCTGCATTTTCATATGACATCGCACGAATCAATCCACCATAACGATTTACATTATAAAGGTCTTGAAATACAACTATGTATTGTGTTCTGTTATCTCTTTTTCTTATTCTTCTTTTTGTTGCCATTTAGCCTCCAGCAAATACGTTTCCTGATCCAGATAATATAACTGCACCACAAGCATATGTATCGCCTTGTCTTCCTATATTTTTTCCATTCGCAAAAACTGTTCCACTAAATGATGCAAGTGGAGGTGAATGTACTGCACAATCACATGGAAAAGTGTGAGGTTCTACAGCATCACCTGCTCTTACAACACCTATACTATTAGCAAACACGTTACCTGAACCTGCTAATGTTCCAACTACAATTGGATCTACATCACATGCGCAATTATCTTTTGGGTCAGCATCTCCAACTGCTGGATGAACAGTATTTACTGGTTCCGTTCCGTCTTTTCTTGCTACTGGTGGCATTATTTACATTCCAATCCACAAGGATTTACTTCATCACATGTACAATTATCACCGCATTTACAATTTTTACATTTACATTTTGGATTATTACACATATCTTTTCCTTAGTTTAGATTAATAATTCCTGCATCCATATCAATTTCTGGACCAGATGTTATTGTTATTTTTCCACTAGCATTTGTTGTTTGTGTTGAATTATATGTTTCAGAAACTGCGCCACCAACTGTTTCACTTCTTGTAGAAGAAACATTTGTGGAGTGACTGCTGCTATATGTTTCTTTTACATAATCTGTAACTTCTTGTTCCATCCACCCTTTAATAATTTCCTTCTTGTTTCCATCGACTTGTATATCCCAATCACCTTTAATGTATGTCTTACAATTTGAATCAATAGTTAAATTTACATCACCTTTGACATTTATAAAATCTGTTCCTGCAACAATTGTATAATTATTACCAACTATTCTGGTAACTGAATTACCATCAGCATCCCATTCTTGAAAAGTGCCAGTACGATGTTTTCTATACATTCGTTCAGCATATGGTGTATCATCTATTTCAACGATATGCCCTGATTCTGATTCATACACTCGATTATATGGATATTCAGTCTGTCTTCTTTTATAAGTTGGTGTGCGATCTTCTAAAGTTTCTGGATTCTTTCCGGATGCTTCTTCTCCCCTTAAAGAAACGTCAAGTGCTTTTGGCTCATTCCAAGATGATGCAGCTGCACTTGTATTGACTGAATCTTTATATGTTCCTGAGAAATCTTCTGTTCCTGATTTTACTATTCCTTGAGATAATGCTGTAGGAACACCAAGAGTTGCAGCTGCATCTCTTTCTGCGATTTCCTCATGTGGTGTAGTTCTTCCTCTGGCTAATCGAGAGGTATCTTGTTCACCAACACGAGTTGGATATGGTCCGTAATCAGGAGTATTTTTGTATTTTCCGATCTGAGGATCAGGAGCACTAGGTGAGTTCGGATCCGAAAATCCTTTTGCAGGATTTGGTCCAGAGGAAGGATATCCTGGAATAGTGCCAATAACAACAGGCTCTTGCATGGATTGAGGATCTCGCCAGAAACCCATTACCCACATTCCAGGAGTCAAATTGTGGACTGCTCCATATGGAGCAGTTGGAGGAAGAATTACATGAGCCCATGGAAGATCATCAGTGGCTATTTTTTGAAGATCATCAGTATGATAACCTAAACATCGTACTCGAACACGACCAATTAGATCTGGATCATCTCGATCTTCAACAACACCAATCCACCAAACAAATCCATCTCGACCCATGAAATAAGAATAGTTGTCCATAAAAACTCCGACTTATGAACAACTATTTATATTGACTATTACAAAGCAGCAACCTTTTTGAAAATGTCAAGAACATCATCAATGGTCAGCCAACCTTTAACAGTATCACCTTCATCAGTAATTCCATTAACAGAAACCATGTTTCCATCTGGTCCAAACAATCCTATTTCGAACCTTCCCTGCTTATGTCCATATGACATGTTGTTTCGAATGACAGATACACAATATCCATTATCAAATTCCTTTTGCCTTCTGACTGTCATATTGTCTGGCAACATTTGATCTTCAGAAGTTGGTAATTCTGTTCCTAACAAATCTAGATTTTCCATAATGCGTTCATTTTTGGTGTAGTGGCTTCTTCGTTTGGAATGTTTCAAAACCCCAAATCGATTCTCCATCTCTCGCCATGCAGCGACAGGCAGATCCTCATATTCGGTTGGTGGTAGAGCTTTGTTTCGAATCCCATACTCATCATTCATCGCACGAAGTGCAGACTTGTATCGAGGATGACGAATCATCTTTTTCAGTGCTCTCGGGTCTCGGTAGGTTCTTGACATCGGTAGTCTCCAAAAAGTTTTGAGAACTAATGATTATGAATATATTTTATATTATAAAAATAAAAATGTCAAGTATTTTTTGGATGGTACGGGATGGAGGAGTTGAACCTCATTGGCACCGCCACTCTGTTTTGCCGCATGCTTATAAGACATGTGAATGGAACATCCCGCATGCGTCTTATTGTATTATATTGCTATTGTAACCAAACTCGTATTGTTTGATTTCAATATCCATCATTCTTTCTGCTGCAAATTTTTTATTAGAAAGTGCCAGAATACTGGGCATATAGTGCGGATTACTTTTAACACCTTTAAGTGCATCTTGTTTTCCACACCAATATGGTGTTCCTTTAGTAGTCAACACATCTTCAATCTTCATGATTACCCTTGTCTGTTTGTTGCTCTTTCAATTTTTCTATCCAACAATTGTTGTAATAGAATGGTATGCTCATTAAATACATTCTTCATATCACCAAGAATCTTATTTGAGTCCATAAGCAATTCTCTCAATGCTTTATCAGATTCTGTGTCTTTATCCATCCATAGTTTTCTTTCTACTTCATGTCTCTCCGTCAAAAACTTAATATACCAAAAACATGCGATTAGTGCTGCTAGTGTACCACCAACGTCCACTAGAGATTGAATCATTTCAGTATCCATTTAATGGGTACTCCTTTAGTTTACCTTCGCATAGTTGCTAGGTCTTTTGCTACAGTATTATTTATAACAGGAACAAGATTGGATTTATGCATCACACCAATTCCTGTTATCAAATCACCTGTATATTCTCTTTTTGGTTTCGTTTTCGTTTCAATTGAAACTTTTCCCAATGAATTCATAGAAGATACCTGTTGTTCCTTTTTTCGGAACACAGGCTCTTCTACGATAGAAACATTTCTAGTTTTTGAAGAAACAACCTTTCCATAACGATATGCTATGAACTCATCAAATGATTTCTGAAGAAAATGACAATGAAGCTGTCGCATTTCTTTATTATATTTCTTGTGCTCAATTCTCAATTTGTCAAGATCTTTTTGTGAAAACTTTTTCATAATATAACTCTCACTATTCAGGTTCGTTGCAAAGAATACCTATCATTAATATCTACAATCTCTCCAACACGCATGTTTCTAACTTCTGGTTTTACTTCGTCATCATATCGATATATTTTACCAACATAATAATTCTCATGACTATGATCAATCAACCAATACTGTTTACGAATTCTACCATTGATATCATCAATAGATCCTACTGCTGCTGGCATCATCGGACAACTCCAAGAAAAAAGTTAAGAAAGAACTAGAAACTCATATTTAGAGTACCCTTCAAACGTGACATTTCAAGAGTCTTGTCAATCTTCTCTGCAAACAGATTCTCATATGCATTCCAATCATAACGATTCCTTGCCCTTTCTAGTCGCATGTTTAGAGTTTGAATCTGCTCTTGCAATTCCTTGACTTTTTTAATAGTGATATCTTGACTCATTTTAGAAATCCTAATGGAATGAATTGTTTTTTCTCGATTTTGCCATACTGAATGACAAACCGATCAAGTCCGGAGAGATCATCTATTTCGATAATTTTGGCAGGAAACCCAATCTTGGGTTTGATTTGATTAGCTTCATATTCGGTGAGGATGGAGGCAGAACGAGGCAAGTCTTCCAGAATCATAATGAACTCCTGAGGGAGAGTGATTAATGAAGAAAAATATATTATACTAAATTTATTCTAAAATGTCAAGTAAAAAATTAATCCCATTTGACTGGAGTCCAGCCCATTTCTTCTAGAACCAAAACAATGTGTGGTGTAAGCACACCTTCTTGTACATATCCTTCTCCGTTGTCTATTGCATCCACGATTCCGCTGCAATACCAATCTAGATAATCACCTTCTTCTCGAATCTTGGAAATAATCTCTCCTGCATAGCGCCATGAACAACTCCAGAGTTTCTCCAAATTCTCTTCCTCTTTATGCTTCCATCTCATGTTACAGAGTGCTGCATAAAGATTCTGAGCAAACACATGATCATGTTTGGCATGATCACAGAGTGTTACATTACGATACAAGTCCATCTCTAAACTACGCATTTTTATTTCTTGAATCCTTCTAGGAAATTAGGAAGAAGTCGGTATGCCATGTCACCAGAAATAAACTCAACAGGAAATGGGAATCCAGCTTTCTTCTGAACTTCATCCCAACTTGGTTCTTCGAAACCATCCTCAAATCGATCCTCATCAGGAATCTTGGCAAACCAATTCACAAACTCGTCATAGTATTCATCATCAACATATACCTTGACAATTTCAAAATTACCCATCACCAATTCGTCATACTCATCTGCAACAAAGTTCCAGCTTTTACTCTGTTTCTTAGCCCAGTTAATATACATGCTGGCAAATACTTTGCTGTGCTTCTTGAGAATCTTCTCAGTTCCATCAATATACTTCTTGATAAAATCACGCTTGACATTTGGTGGCACATTTGGTGTATCAATTGCTCGATCAACATATGATTCTACAGGAATGCTTTTCTTGCCAACAGCCAACAACTTCTTGGTGAGACTGTTTCGAAACTTCTTGAGATCCTCCCACATGCTCTTGTATTCAGGACTTCGCATGACTCCTTTATAGTCATAGCTATGTGCCAGTTCGGTATCTGGTCCAAGATCAACCAGTCTTCGTCCCTGCTTGTCAACAATGCTCATGATGTCCATGCTTGCCCCTGCATAGACATTTCCTCGGAGAATCGAATAGACTCCTCCACCTCCCCAGACTCCAGAAGCCAATCGTCCTTCCTCGTCTGTTGTATAAACAGATATCTGTTTGGCTTTCTTCTTCTGTATCTTTATCAGCTTCTCAAGATTCTCAGCACTGCTTGCATGAATCCCATAGGTGACTACAGACCCAACAACTCGTTCAATCATCGATGGAACCAATGATAGTTGGTATCTTCGATCCTCGTCTGGAATCAGATACCTATAGTTGATGACCTCCGGATTAGTTCTCTCTGCCTTCAGAATTGCTCGAGTCAACAGCTGTTCATTCTTGATCTGACTATACTCTAGTGTAAAGAGATGATCAAACAGACTTTTTGTCCATTGAACTTCTTCTTTGATTAAAAAAGATTTAAAAGTTTCCATACATTTATTTAGCTAAACAGTGAGAAAAATCTCTCTGTTTCTTTTGCCAACTCCTCTGCCTGAACTTCGTATTTCTCCATTGCCCAACTATTGC